TTATCGACGAGAAGGTTCTCACGAAAGACCCGACCCGTCTGGATTTGCGACTCCATCATGTCGATGATCTGGTTCAAACGCCGGTTGCGCGCCTTCTGCGGGTCGGCCAAAACCCGGGAAAACGACTGCAATTTCAACTCGGGACGGTCCAGCTCCGGCAGAAAGTCGCCGCAGAGCCAGACGAAATTGTAATCGTCGAGGCCCAGGGGGTTGAGCCCGGTCCAAATCTGTTCGCCGTCGACGTAGATCGTCAATTTCACCTCCCGAATCGGCTTCTCGAACCGGCTCATGGCCGGCGTGCCGTTCGGCATCGTGATGTTCTTGACCGCCCACCGCGCCCGCCGCTCGTCCCCGCCGATCCGACGCACGAACTGACGCCAGGACATCTCCCGGCCCGTCAATCGCTCCATCACCGTCGGCACGAACCGCGTCGAACGCTCCCAAAACTCCTCGTACATGCGCAACGGGTTCGGCTCGTCGTCCGAAGACGGCTTGTGCGGCAATTGCGGCCAGCGGTTCGGACCGCCCTGGACGGGAATCCGCTTGATCGACCGCAAATTATACGCCTCCGGGACCAATTCCTGGCACTTGTCCTGCCGAACCCACTGGCCCGTCACAATGTACGAACAATCGCTCAAGTCCGGCCGCGTCAGCGTCGGGTCCAATAAGAAACTGTTGTGCCAACGACGGCCAAATTGGACTTGGCCGAACCGATCGCGGTACAGCTCCAACAAATTCGAACCGCTCAACAACGAACCGTGCTTGAAGGCCAACGATAGCCAGTCGTAACCGTCGGCCGACTGCATCTGCTGCATGACCAACGCCGTGTGCTGTGAAGCCGTGACGTCGTCGTCCCGACCGATCGGACCAATCTTCAGGATGTGCCGGTTACGCTGCTCGTAACCGCTTACTAAATTCACCTGCCGCTTGATCCGATTGAAAGCGTATAACGACCGGCCCGAACGCTGCGCCTTCTGGTAGTCGTCCTCCGTGAATTGGGCCGAACAGTAGAATTCAACGTCCTGATGCGCCTCCGTCAGGAAGTCGTGCCAGCCCGAATACGACTGCTCGTACGCGTCCTCGTAGTCCTGCTTTCGCTCTCTCTCTGTCGCCATGGCCTAGCCAGGCCTCCCATACTTGGCCCGTAACTGACGCGCACTCTCACGCGACGATGCCGACTCCTGACGCGACGCCAAACGCGGTAACGCCAGCGATAAGTACCGAAAAGCGTCCGCCCCATGCGACTCAGGACCGTGCTCGGGACGGCCGGTGAAAACGGGAACGTCGTCCGTACTCATCGAACGGTTCTGGGCCTCATGGTACGTCCGTAAACACCATAAACCCCGCTCACACGCCACCTTGTCGAAATAACATAACGGCAAAACCTCCCGCGTCCGAGGAATCCCCTCCGTGACCACCGACCGCTCTAACGGTAAAACCTCAAACTTGACGCCAGACGCACTCGCCGCGTCAATGATCGACTGGCCCGTGATGATCTTTACCCCGTTCTGTGTCGTCGTGTCAAACGGGGCAAAATGACGGCCGTAATGATAACCAAACTCGTCGGAAAACTCCTCCAATAACCGGCCCCAACCGTCCATCCCCAAACCCTGAGCCTCGTGATACCGAACCACGTGAGGCGACGGACCCCGCTGCTGCCAAAACCAAACCGCCGTCGTGTATCCAATGTCCCAAACCGTGTGAACCTTGTAGCCGGGATGGTGAGGAACAGAACCGATCCGACCGCCACTACGTAACTGATTCACCAAGTCCGCATAGTACGAACCGTGCTTGTACTTCGGAAACGCACCACGAACCCGAATCAGCCAGCCGTTCGACCCCCGCTTGTGCTTCCGCAATATCTGACGCTCAAACTCCCGACCCGCAACCCCGGGAACCACCTCGCGACCCAATTGGTAGTTCGGCGTGTCCAAGACACTCACCGGAATCACATGCCAACCCTCGTCACTCACATAAGAATCCGAAGAGACCTCCAAATGACCCAACTCGCCGTCCTTCCGACAAGCATGAGCAAAATCGCTCTCAGGATCAGTCGGATTCCCGATCGCCAATACCTTGCATCGACGATTGATAATCAACGCCTCCATCACCGTCCGCCATATCTGGGGCAATATCCCACACGCCTCGTCCAAAATCACCAATAACCAGTAATTGTGCCAGCCCGCCATCTTCGTCGCATGATCCGACGCACTGTCCGGCGACGTCGAAAAACCCAACGCAAAATCCTTCGCAAAATTCTCCCGATCTTCACGCGGTAACTTCGATAACTCCTCCTCCGATAATCGCATGTCCCACTGCAAGCCCGTCAACTTGCCACCCAACGGGATCACACTCCCCTGATACGCTCCCGCTATCTCACGCCATAACTGGTTCCGAACCTGATTGTCCGAAGGTGCCGTCGTTATCACCGTAGACGGCCGAAAACAACACTTGAACCACGGTACAATCCGACCACCTAACCACGTCTTGCTCACACTGTGACCCGCTGGAACCGCCGTCAATTGATGATCAGCCACACTCTGAGCTATCGCCCGAGGCTTGTCCCATAAATACCCCTCAGGTACACCCAATACATCACGTATGAAACGACCAGGATCGCGACGACAGGAAACCAACGCCTCCGATATCCCAGAAGCAACCGATAACTCAGACTCAACATCTTCTGACAACACCGACAACACAAATCCCCCTTTTTTACCAAAAATTATATTTCAGAAAAAGATCGAGGGGCGGGGCCCCATAATCCTTCCTTCTTCCACCTATATAGGGCCTATGCCCCCCCCCTCCCGGCCCCCCATGCCGGCCCGCTGGCCGACTGAGCATACTATTGCATATATGTACTGAGTTTCGCCCCATCTGCCCGGGAAACCCCCATTATTGGCCCAATATCAAGGGTCGGAGCTGTCGCATTTGCTGGACTCTGCATGGTCCTGAGCCTGCTCTACCACACCATCGATGACGGCCTGCTCCCCTGGTGGCAGGGAATGGGCACGATCATCGGTGGGGAGGGCATCATGGAGCTCTCTGGAGCACACGCCAAGGGCAACCGCAGCCATATTGAGGCTCATGTCGCCGGAATGGGACACTTCGGCACGGTCCGACTGACCTAAGTGCTGCTTACCACACCATATCAGCATGGTTGTGTCCCGCTTGTGGATGGCCTTGTCGTACTGTTCGAGGAGGAGCGCGGCCTTACCTTGAGCCCTTTTGGTTCGGCAAAACTGGGCAAATTGCCGCTTAAATACCTGCACTTCTACCCCTATTGCCTCGGCTATCGTTGTGTCCCGACATTGGGCTGTGGCCATCCTGTCGATGGTTTCGAGTTGTTCTGGCGTGTATTCCTCGGGCGTTACGGTCCTGGGCCGTCCTGGCTGGGCGTTGCGTTGGATGCGTTTGAGGTGCTCTTGTTTGGTCATCATCATTTACCACAGTAGATCTTGAACTGAATAGTGACAGCCCTGCAAGGCACGGTGCGTGTTATCTCAGCATTCTCGGGGCGGGCAACTCCGTCCTACCTAACACGTGGAGGACACTGTAGTTACAGTGGGCTGAAGTAGGCTTACCCGGCGTTAGCCGGCACGTAGTCTGCACTAGACGTCTCCAGCACTAATCCCGCTGCCAGTCTTCGATGTCCCTGGCTTTACCCCAGTGGTGGTTCTGGCCTCTATTCAAGGTGGCAACTACAGCCGTCCCTAATCCGCCCACTGGCGCGGCGTTTTCAATTGTCTAAAGAGCGGTTCATCGCCTGGATCTGGCGTTCTCTTGCCTGCTGACGTTGGGCGATTTGTTCGGGTGTGGCGGGCTTTGGCCGTCGTTTGCGGCGTTTGCGAAGGCCGGTCATCGGGTCGATTCCTCTTTGTTTGAGGAATCGGTCGGCCTGTTTGCACAATGTGTATACTGTGCTTGTCATGCCCGTTGAGATATCCTTCTGCCGTGAATTTCGCAACCATCAATACCGTGCATTGCTACTATTTTTCTTGCAACGCCAAGTGTCCACTTGAGAATTACGACTGTAATCGGAAATACCTTCGGCTGTAACATGTTGCTATCACTCCATTTAGAAATATACGTAGAAATACGTATATAGAAATAGGCCGTCTCAGGGCTATATTTAGTAGAAGGAGAATTTTCGAAAATGCTGGCAAGCACAATCCAAACCGACTATTACGCCCGTTGCCCTGCGCACCACTCCTCAGCTTGCCAGCCGACTCGGTGCGCGGGGCGCGGGCACCATGTTTAGGGGATCAGACCATGAGAACACAAATCACACCATCAAGCATTAAATTGTGGCTATCGGCCTCAGACACATACAATTGGGCCCACAAATCGGGCGCCTATTGGCCCTGTTCGGAGATTTCCGGCAAACGTCTGTTTGCTGAATTTGACCATAACGGGCTGGTAGATTTTGCGCTAAACGGAAAGACGCCGGACGACGGGCCAAGCGCCGACGAATTCAATGCAATCACATTTGACGCCCTGAGACCTGTTGTGCCCAAAGATCACGCCTGCTATCCCGTCAACGTCGGGCAGTTTTTTGGTGACGACGGTCTCACAACCGCTTGAGGCCGCAAACCGAACCATTGTTTAGGGGTATCATCATGGAGACACAAACCAAAAACCTGGCATTGCAATATGGTGTTATGCTGCGCGAGCAATGGTGGTCTATCAAAGAGGCCATACGGGCCAAAACCGGGAAACTGCCTACCGATTCCTTCGATTTTGTGTCTATCCATCCATACCGATTCACAGGTGGATTTTCCCTCTGCAGTCCGATGTGTTTGGTTGAATCTACTGGGCATCGGCCGCAATGGGAGGATTGGACGTTTCCGACGTTCCAGGACGCCATTCGGGCCGCACAATGGATTGCAGGGCAGGCATGGACAGACGGGCATGAATTAGCAGTAGTATGGTGTCCTGACGCCGCCTAACCCCGACCTGCGCCAGCGCTCCCTGTTCGTGGGGGCGCTAGCCTGGGCCGCTTGAGCCCGCAAACCGCAACCACTGTTTAGGGGATCAGACGATGCAAGGGCTCATGCTTACCACCTACCAAGGTTTGACGATGCTGGTCTCATTCAATCCGGCAACCCGCCAATGGGAGCGTATTTACCCGGAAAGCGAATTGATGCCGGGTGAATGCCCGATCACGATGTACTGGTCGCGTAGCTTGGGCCGCTATGTGACGATTCCCGATTGACGTCATATTGAGGCCCGCAAACCGAAACCACTGTTTAGGGGATATGACCATGACCTATAACGACATTATTACCGCTGTCAATACTGAGGCAGAGAGGTACCATGTGGCTCCAGACTACCACGCCGAACCCGTCTACGGTCACGCTCGGCCACGAATTAGGATTACAATGCGCGGCAAATCGTTTTTGGTGAGCGCGGAGCGAGTCGAGGCCGCCGTCACACGGGCCCAACAGGGATCACCGTCACGAGGAAAAACCCGGCGAGCCCGCTGGAATGCGTGGAAACGTAATTTTGTGGCCTAACTAGCCACGGAATTCGGCTGCCCGCGCCGCCATCGGCCAAGGCCCGAGGCGCAACCGAAACCACTGTTTAGGGGAAATGACATGGAACGCATCACGATCACAATTCAGACGGGAAACGCGGCTTTTGCCGACTACCCAAGCGCGGAAATTACGAGAATCCTGCGCAAATTGGCCCAGCGCTTTGAACAGGACGGCATCCCGCCAGATGTGCTGTTGGACGTCAACGGGAACAGAGTGGGAACTGTAGTGGTGGAAGGGGACTGACCATGACACACAATGAAGCGAGAACCAGAGCCATCCGTTACATTGAGCGAGCCAGCACACCTAGGGACCGTTGCAACCGCGTGAGCCGCGCCGGTGCCATTCTGCGCGACTACAAATTCCGTCGTATGGCCCGTGTTTTGCGGCAGAAAATCGACTGAGGCCGAAACGCCCTTCGGGGCGTCTGCCGGTAGTGCCGGCACTGACGAGGCCCAGAAAGGCTTTTGGCAACCACTTGTTTAGGGGAAAGACAATGGCACGATTCAACGATTCAACGCGTGGCAACTATAGGCACGGCTACCGCGCCGGGTATATCGGCAACACACCGGAAGAGGCCACGTCTGCTGCTGAGCGGGCATTGGCTGGCAACCCCAACAAGCACTTACGCGAAGTCAGTCGCCCGGAGCCCTTACCTAACGGCCAATGGCGAGTGCTGATTACGTGAATGGGCCCGCAAACCGCAACCACTGTTTAGGGGATGAGACCATGAAGACACAACACACACCGGGACCGTGGAAAGTCGAATGGGCCTCTTATGGCGACGACGGATACAATATCTCGGGAAACACTAACGACCAACCTTTCGATTGCGATGACCGAGAAACAGTGGCCCATGTAGCCGCCTATTACCCTTTTGCTCCAGAAGCGGCCAACGCCCGCCTGATTGCTGCCGCGCCGGATTTGCTGGAGAACCTGCAATATGTTGAATCGGTGGCGCCGGTGGAGCATCAAACGTATTGCTCCCCATCATATGAAGACGTCGTTACCATTTCAATCACATGGAAGGGGCTCATGGATATCCGCGCCGCCATTGCCAAGGCGACGGATGCACAATGAATCACTTTAGCTCCGGCCCTCGTCGCGCGGGCGGCGGGGGCTTTTGACAACCACTTGTTTAGGGGAAAGATCATGGAACGCACCACAATCGAATCCGAGATCATGAAAATGCAAATTGGTGATCGTTGCGTCATTGACTCTGAGAATGACTACGAATCGTCGCGCGATATCACCGAGTTGCAATGTGTCCCCGGCGGGCTAGTGTGTTACCGCCACATCGGATCGTGGGAGAACGTCACGGCGGTGTTTATCCCGCTGGATTAGTTCGAAACGCCGATTAAGGCCGCAAACCGCAACCACTGTTTAGGGGATTGGACCATGACCTATAACGACATTATTACCGCTGTTCGGGGGTATGTAGTTAACGCACAGTGGTGATGTTAGACGTGAAAAGCAGTGACGCTGCTCTCACTACTTCTTGGGGGGCTTCTTCGTAA